GTGCTTCACCACCTTCAGCTGGTGCTTCACCACCTTCACCTTCTACTTCTCCACCTTCTTCACCACCAAATTCTAAACTACCACCACCGAAGCCACCGCCTCCACCACCACCAGTTGGTCCTCCACCACCTTCTTCACCGCCTTCTTCACCACCAGCTGAAGTTCCAGAACGTGCAGTCTCAATGTCACCATATATCGAATCAACTTTATCAAACATACCTGTGTATTTAATCACATTACTAGTATTTTCTAATTCAGCAGCCGCAGCTTTTTCAATTCTTTGTTCCAGTAAATCTTGTTTAATTTCATCATCACTCCAACCAAGTATTTCTCTGTGTGCTCTAGTCATTGACATAGGTGAGAAACCATTACCAGCATCAGACACCGCATCTTTATACAATGTCATTTTTAATTGCATTTGCTCAACTTTAAGCATTTCAGCTTGGGTTGATGGATTATTTAATGTTAAAGTAAAATTATCCAAATCATCCTCAAACCCTAATAGATGCAAATGTATGATAGCTATTTTATTTAGTTCAGCTAACATAGCTTGTTGTATCCTATTTATAGTTCTAGAAAATCTAACATCTTGTAAAGATAAATTTTTACCTTCACCTTGAGCTTCATCATAATTTAAAAATTGTTTAGGAACTCTTAATGCTGTAAATAATTTTCTTTGTAAATATTGAATATCTGCAATTTGGTCTAGATTGGCAGCACCAGGTAATGTATCTATTGGGTTTGGTGCATTTTCATCCCTAACTGGTATAAAATAATCTTGGTCATTTGCCAAAGTGTTATACCTTAAATCAACCTGACCTGTTTGTGGGTCAGTAATTGGTATTCTTTTAAATCTATTGGCAATTTCATCAACATATGCTGGCACATCTTCTTCATCAATATTACCGACAAATATCTTATATATCCTTCTTTCTGGTGCCCTAGTTATACGATAAACTAACATCGCATCTTCAGATAATTGCAATTGTTTCCAAATTCTTCTAGCCTTCTCAAGCATTGAAGTACCGTATGGTAATCTCCTATCATCACCTAATAATCTAAAATGTGCAATTTGCCAAGAATTAAATTCAATATCCCTACCTCTCCAGAAAAATTTAATTTTACCAGATGTATCTTTTGTATCTTCAACGTTAATTCTATTTCTACCACTAATTAATGCTTCAATAATATCACCTTCTCTTCTTTCAATTTCAAAGTTTGGTAATTGTCTAGCACCTAACACACCCTTAGAATCATCAATGTTTAATAATAAAAAGTTATCACCATATTTACATGTATTTCTAGTCCACATTGGTAATGATACGTGAATGTCTAACCTATTAAAAAATAAATCTTCTAATACACCTTTTATTCTACTACTATCAGAATATACATTTAATATTTTACCTTTATCATTTGTGGTTGTAGCTTCTTCCATCATAACATCTAAAGCAGCTGCTATTTCTGGATAAAATTCCATACTTTCAAAATCAGTATATGAACCAATTCTAGTTGTTTCATAATGAATTGATTGTTGAAACAATTCACCATCAACTTTTCGCCAAACATTTTTTAAATATTTGTTTTGTTGTTGTTGTAATTTAACAGCATCATATTCTTCTTTTGATTGTGTTTTAATTAAAACATCATTATTGATTGAATATCTATTTGATTGTTTAGGTGGGTTTTGTCTAACACCTTCTGGACCAAATATCGTATTTAATCTTTGAAATATTGTTCTTTTTGCCATAATTTTATTTTTTAATAATTATACTGAAATAACTTTTAAACTAAATAGTTATTGCACATAATCACATTCAACATATGCTAACTTTTGTTGCATACCATTAACCACTATTAATTGATAAACATACCCTGTTATATTATCATAACCCTGAGAACCTTTAGTCGCATTACAAAAAGGTTTAGGTTTACCACCCTTATTTATCCCAGAACCTGGAACTTCAGCTAATTGAGTGTCAGCACACCAAATATATAGGTTTGTTGGTGTTTTACCAACGTTTGTATTCCTAGCAAAACACTTTTTCTCTCTTAACCTTGCCATTTTTTTATTTTTTTATTTTAATCCACTAAATAACCATAAATATTCACCTTTAGGGTCTTGCATATTTTTAGCAACCGTTGAGTTAAATCTTGGTTTACCAGTGTTAGTTTTTTTTCTTTGGTCTTTTGGTACAAATCCAGTATCATATACTTCTTCAGTTGACTTATTTGAACTACCAACTTGCCAAGCAGATAATATTGCTTTTGTTTGTTTTTCTAATTTTTTTAATTTTTTAAATGATGATTCTAATATCCATAGAGCCATACCTAATGAAATTAAACAATCATCATTATAACCTTCCATATGGTCAGGTCTACCATTTTTGTAAATAAATGTCTTCATTTCATTTATTACACGTTTAGATTTAATCTTTACAGTATTAGTTCTAACTGCAATTTCAAGGTTTGAAATCAATTGTAATCTAACACCATTTATATTAAACCCAGCAACCTTTTTACCATTTTCAGTTTTAACTGAATCATAATGTAAATTAGGATATTTAAGTTCTTCTAGTTTTGAAACCGTGGTGTTACCTACACCAACATTATCCACAACTAAATACGCACTATATTTTGTACCATAAACATTAAGTATTTCAGCAAAAGTATCTGGTGGTATTTTACCTTGAAATTCAGCAACTTGTTCCATAGTTGTAAAATCAACAATTTGGAATGATGAAAAGTCGGCTCCATCACCACGAGCAACGTCAGCTGCTAAAATATATTGATGTTCTTCTTGTGGTTCACTCCAAATCCAAACAATACCACTATTACCATCAAAATACGTGTCATCAATAAATTTAGGTTTCTCAACATTTTGAGTATCATGCATATTAATATATTCATCATCAATAACATTACCCCCAGAACCAAGGAAAGATACATCAAGCTCTTGCGCAATACGTTTTTTATCGTTATTCATACCTTTACACATGTCACGATACCACGTAGAAGTTGGTTTATACCCTTTTTTAATCATTTCTTCAAATGAATCCAAAGTGAATTCAACTTCATTTACTACTTCATCACCCTTTAACCATTGTAAATCTTTATTATATCTTGGGTCTTGATACCATTTTAATTCAATTACATTATAATCATTTTCACCTTTTTCGGATTGTTCATATGTTTTATAATATAATGGGTCATAACCATTTGGTGTTGAAATTAATATCGCACCACCCCCAGTACCTAGTGATGTAATAGCCGCAGAATATAATTCAGCCCCATTCACAATGAAGGCTGCCTCATCAAATATAAGTAATGTTGGGGTATAACCACGAAGTGCATCCGTTGAAGTTGCCACAGCAATAATTTTACTACCATTAGGTAATTCAATTTCTATCTGTGAATCTTTAATAAAAATACTTTTCTTTTCTTTTTCTTCAGTACCATAATATTCTGGCCCCCAAACCCATCTAGGTAATTGTGAACAATAATCTTTAATACCTCTAGCAAACTTCTTAGCTAAGTTTAATTTGTTGGCAATGACAATTATAGTTTCTGGGTTATTCGAATCAGCAAAAGCACATTTTACTGCACTATACGCTTGAGTTGTGGTAGATATACCAGCCTGTCTAGGTTTTGTTACAATGTTAAAACGATATTTTTGATAACAATCAACAATATATTTTTGCCTAGTAAATAAATTAAATGGTACAAACCCTTCTTGAGTTTTGTCAAATGTTTGCAAATAAGTTTCAATAGCATATTTTGGGTCTATTATACACTTTGCATATTCATTTAATATTTCACTTGCTGTTAGCATTGGTTTTTTATTAATAAATATGCAAAAACCTATAAAAACAAAAAGGGTGACTTTCGCCACCCAATCTTATTTAGAATAAATCTTCAATTTCAAAGACATCATCACCACCCATACTTTCTCGATAATCATCTTCTTTTAATTCTTTTTTTACTTCTTTAAGTATTTCAGACACCATTTCTTTACCCTTATTAGTACCAGCCATAATTTCCTTCATAACGTGAGAAAATTCTTTAGGTTCTAATGCTGATATATCAGAATATACGTGATGTTTTAAATTAAAATCTTCTGCTGGTATCATCATGCAAAATTTACCCCATAACCCTGGACCAATTCTCATATCCCATGGTTCAGCTTGAAGATAATCTGCTTTATTTATTACATATTCAGCAATGTTTTCTTTTGTTGGTAAACCATTTGATGATAACACTTCCATACACGCTTTATATAATTCGTGAATTAAAACTGGAAATACCATAGCTTTAGCTTTTATAATTGGTTTTTCACCATCTTTTTTAGGGAATTCAACATCACAAGAACCACCATTTGTTGATACTTTTAAATCTGGAAATAAGAAATATGTATAATCAGCCGCAGACATCATTTTTTTGTAGTTATTTAATAACCTAGGGTTCATATCAGTTAATTCTTTATCAGCTAAATGATACATATGGTTAACTTTTTTTGCTGCACCTTGATTAATTGCGTTTTGAAATCTTCTTTTATATACACTATCATTAGCAAATTGCATTTCATCATGGTCATCAAATTCAAGAATTGTTTCACTTGGTAACTCATTTGGGTTTGCATCTTCAATATATGGTGTTAATTCAGCAACCATTTCAACTTCATCAGTTATACCAAACTCTTCTTTAATCATTTTAATGGCCAATTCCTCAAGTTTTTTCTTATGCTTAGATTCAAGTTCCATAGTAGTATTAACTAATGGCATCATCTCTTTAATAATGTTTGTATTATCAATCTCATCAATGTTAAATGCTTTTTTAACTTCATTAACAACATCTTTAAATCTTTCACCAACCACCTTTGTTGCAAAATTTCTTTCGTCACTAATTGGGAAACACGGACTTTCACCCAATGAAGTTCTATTATTTAATAAATCCTCTTCCAATTTAGGGTGCATTCTTTCTTTCATCCCTTCAGGATAAATCATGCTTTCAGCTAATAATTTATTTATATTTTTATTTATAGTTTGCCCAACTAAATTTCTATAACTAGCCATTATTTTAAGTCTTTTACTTTAATTGTTTTTATAATTTTCCTACCACTAATTGATTCATTAATTGAATCCATATTTTTAATATATTCTTGACCCTCTGGGCTTTGTAACCATTCATCATAATCTCTTTTATTTTGCTCATCTCTATCAGCCGCAGCATCAATAGCATCAGCAGCAAAAGTGCTCATATCACCTGGATTATTTTCAGAAATACTCATAAATGCTGAAAGTTCACTATTTGCAATCTCAGAATTTAAATCCTCAACAGCTTGTTTTGTTTTAGCTATTTCATCTTTATTTGGTAATTGAGGGTTATTTGTTGGTTGATTAGTATTTGATGTATTACTAGTGTTATTTTGGGCAACCATTTCCATTATTTGTTTCTTTTTAATTCTCATCTTTTTTAGATATTTTATCTTTGTTATATTCAATGTATAAATCTCTTTCGTATAATTTATCATTTACACCATCTTTATCCATACCAAATGAAAACCATAACCTAGATTCTGGATATTCATCATAACCATCAATATCTTCCCAACCTAGAGCAACAATACCGTCAACAGCATCCCAAACAGCAAACGTATCACTATCCTGAACCAAATTTAATTTTATATCGGTTATGATTCTACCAACTGATTTAACAAATTCAGAATGTGGGGCTTCTGGCCTTCCAGAAGCTGGAACTGCATCCCAATCTTCACCATCAACATTTTCTATTGTGTTAGAAAAAAGAAATTCATATATATAATTACCCTCCCAATTTTTACCAACTTTATTTATATAAATCAATTTCATATTACATTTTTGGTTTTGGTTTATATGCTGGCTTGGTTTCCCAAATTCTTTTTATTCTTGGTGATGGTTTACCTGGTTTAGTTTCAGGTAATACTACAGGTTCTTTAACTGGGTTATCTGGTATCGTAACGGGTCCAAGTGTATTTGTATCTTCCATTTCTCTTAATTTTTGAATTGTAGAATTATTATTTGCAAATATACTACTTTTTTTTGAATTATCAAAAGATTCACTTACTTTAACACATTTATCCTTACCATTTTCAGTTCCACCATATCTGTAACCCTTCCAACAAGCTTTACCATCAGCTCCCTTTATTTTGTCTTCAGCAACCATTTTAGATACTGGAGTTCTAGACCACATTTTACATGACCAATACTTAGGAGTTGTTCTATCTTTCGCTTGAGAACATTTGTGTCTTGCTCTAAATGATTTTCTTCTTTCTGGATTATCCCTCTTAATTTCCATATTAGGGTCACCAAAATTAACCTTAATTACATTACCTTTTTTGTTTTTAACGTAAACTTTAAATTTTTTAACATCACCTTTAGTGGGTTTACCCAATTTAACTGTTTTACCCTTATATTCAGCTTCGTTAATACCACTACCAATAAATAATTGTGCAATATCACTTTCTGGTGATTCAACCGAACCATGAACATCTTCATATCCAGCTTCAGTTTCACCATCATAACCAAGTTGCCCAGTTAAAAAATGATAAACTTCCTCAATATCATCTTTAGCAGTTGCTGCTAAATTTGAAATCCATTCACCATGGTTAGAAATCTCATTATCAACCATGTTAACATCCATATTTAATATTTCATATGTTGCATGTTTTAATGTTTTTAAATTTTGGAAAAACATATAGTTATTTGATTCAGATTCTTCATTCATCCTTTCTTGACCTTCAAAATAATGATATATGTGTTCAACATCATTAGTTGATGTTGCAATATGGTCTAAAGCCCAACCATGACCATCACTTAATATACTATCAATTTGATTTGAATCCATTTCCAACAATTCACAAGCATCCTCATACATTGAATATATGTCATTGAAGAACATTTCATTTCTTAATTGTTGATTATTATTTTCTTCTTCATTAACTTCGTAATCAGAACCAAATGCTACAACAGCATCACTTAACAAATCATCATATTCAAACATTTGTCCTTCAACACCAGCTGAAAAGCCTGGGTTTGAAGCAAATCTAGGGTCTGATTTGAACAACTCATCTACCTCATCTATTTTTTCCTCAGTATCAACATCTACATTATCCTCATCAGATGATTTTTCAATACTATTTGATTCCCCATCACCAGTATCAACATTAACGTCAACGTTAACATCTTTACCTTCCTCACCAGATGATTTTATTTTTTTGATGATATCTTTTTGGTCTTCTTCATCCATTTCAGCTGTATGAGTTGCTGATATTACTGAATTA